TGGACCCTCAGGTCCCGAAGGACAAGAAAGAGTTTCACGAGAAAATCAAGGAGCCAGCGCGGCTGCTCAGGGAGGCCGTGCAGTATTACAGCAATCTGCTGGTGCCGCCGAAGGAGCCGAAATCGCCGCTCGAAATGGCAATCGTCACCATCGCGGCCGGCGTCGTCCACGAGACCCTCGAGAACCTGATCACGACCGGCAAGCTCGGCGGGAAGGGCACGTTTTATTTTTATAAATCGTGTCGTGAGCTTTCCAAAACGTTCGCGGCGGCCGGGATCCTGTCGAAGGACGGAAAGAACGCATCCGCTCGCTTTGGGTACGATCCCACGGGGATTGCCGGGATGCTGGAGGGGTTCAAGGACATCGACTGCAGCGCTTGCGACGCTGAGCGCGGCGAGGACCTCACGGAGCTGATCAAGACGAAGAGCAAAGACCTCTTCAACCTGATCCGGGAGGTGTGCGGCGACGGAGTAACGGATATGCAGGCCCGCTCCGCGCTCATTGAGAAGGTCGCCAGGAATGACCCGAAGGCTCAGGAGCTTCTCGGCGAGTTCGGAGCTATCGAGGACGCCTGGTTGAAGCAGACCCGCTTAGAAAAGCTGACGTCGTCCAGCGGAGCCCTCATGATTCTCGTTATCCTGCTCGAGAGTTTCGTGAGACGCTTAAGGGCAGAGCTCGGAAGTGAGGGCTTTGAGTTCTTCGAGCTTATCCACTTGATCGAGACCGAGTGCGAGATGACCTCAATCGACGGAGGGATGAAAGGAGCGAAAACATGATCAGGCAGTACATGAAAGTAGACGAAATTGCGGAGGAAATGGGCTGCTCCTCCGGCTACGTGAGGCAGCTGGCCAACGAGATGCGCGACCACATCCCGGACCGCTACAAGCTCACGGATTTCTTCGGATCAGGCAAAGGCCTCGCGATCCGATTCGCCGCGATCCAGGACTACAGCCTCCGCAGGGAGGCGCTCCGCAACGGCCGGCCGTGCCCGGACTTCGAGCCTGCAATCGTCGAGCGCGATCTCGGGATCTCCCAGACCGGCGGGCAGATGCTCGCACTGACAGAGGAAAACATGAAGGAGTTGGCCCTCTGCATCGTCAGCGCCTTCGGGGCGCGGTTAGGAGGAGCCAATGCCTGAGATCATTAAAGTCGAGAGCGACGAGGCTCTCGCAGCGGCAACGGTTCCCGCGTTCTGCGTGATCGGGACCGGCCAGGGCCGAGCTTTCGGCCACAAGGTCACGACGCACACCCTCCTTGTCAATTATAGGCTCGCACGGATCCTTGAGGCTCCGGAAGGCCGCCGCGAGAGGGTGCAGACAGAGACAAACATTCTGTATCTCCTTTTCGGCGGCGACCGTGCTAGCTTTCAGAAAATCGTCACCGTCGAGCAGTTTTCCGGCGTGGCATTCGCGATAAAGGAGACGGCGCATGTTCACCTTCTGTGAGTTTGTCGAACAAATGAGCTCAATCGCGGATGCATTCCGACGGCTCTTCCAGTCCTTCGAGGATCTTTTTCGTGAGGTCGCAAAAAAGGTCGAAGAGATCAGGACGTCCCACAAGAGGCACCGCCCCGCGCGGATCAGCGAGGGATTTCCCAGGCGGTGGGTGATGCCGCACTCATGAGGCCGCTCGGCGCCGGAGCGGGGTACAAGTGGCGGCGGATGATACGGCCATTTTTATATTTTCCCAAAAGGCAGCGGTTGAATAAGGCGGCCGCTGCCGATCTTAAGGGCGCGTAGCTCAGCCAGGATAGAGCGCCGAGCGTCCGGGGTCCTCCCCTGCGGGATAATCTCGTGGGGCCGGAGGTCTCGGAGGTCGCGGGTTCAAATCCCGCCGCGCCCACTTACGACCGGCCGGTCAACAACAATATCAACAAGCATATCAAAAGGAGAACCGCATGAAAAATCAAATCATTAAAAAGATGATGGCCGCAACGGCAGCGGATGGCGTGGCGCGGATGAGCGCCAAGGCACCGCGGCTCTGCCCGTCGTGCGGGTCCTTTTACACGGACCCGCCGGCGGTCAGCCGGAAGAACAAAAATATTGATATCTGCCCCGAATGCGGAATGAGGGAGGCTCTCGAGGAGGCCGGCATGGAGCATTTGTTCGGGGAGACGCTCGCAGCATATCGGGCCGCCAGGGCGGCCGCTGGAGGTAAGCCATGAGCCATAATGCCTATGTGGTCGACTACGCGGTCCGCCGCGCGGATGGGACTGTCGAGCTCGGCACGACGGCCTTCTCAGCGTTTGACATTTTCGCGGCAGCTCAAAAAGCTGCCGACATGGTCGAGAACTACAAGGCGGAATTTCCCGATCACGAGGTGCGGGTTTGGGACATCAGCCTCGCCGCGGATTGCAGCCCGGAAGAACTTTTTGAGGAGGACGACGAATGATGCCGGTAAAAGTTAAGTATATAAGCCTCGACGAGGCACTCGAGATCGTTCGCACGCCGGAGTTTGAGATCTCCGCCGACGGATTCACCAGCGAGGAGGCGGCCGCGACCGCGGCGCAGGCAATCGTTGACGCGGTCGCCGAGAATATTGAGATACGGCTCCGGACGCTTGTCCCGCTGGAAATCGAGAGGGCCGAGGCATGACGATCTCTGACGCCGCTGCATGGTTCGCCGATCAGCTGGCCGGGCTCCCCGCCGGCAGCCAGACGGCAGCGGCCTACAGCCTGGCGATCGAGGCCCTCGGCAAGTGGGAGGAGTTTCTCGACATCGAGGCCGACTACGCAGCGGCGGCCAGGAAGAGCGCGGAGCTCTCTGCCCTCTACGAGACAGTGCGATCGCCGGAGCCTAATGCGGAACTGACGCTTTGCTGCCCGCGCTGTGGTTCGTATGTCAAGAGGACTTACCACCACTGCACCCATTGCGGACAGCGGCTCCGCAAAGAAGTATACAGAATCAGAAAATAAAACCGGGGCGGCCCGACCGCTCCGATCGCGAGGACGCCGCGCAATGGGCACGGGCAATGAGAATGATGATGTTCTCCTTTATATGCGCCGCCGGTTCGATCCCGGGCGTCCTCCTTCAATGGCCATTGCGTCACTTGCTAACTTTTGATTAAGCCCGGAGAAAGGCGGGCAAGAGGATTTTTCCACCATTTTACAATTTAAAGCCAACGCGCTTTTTAAGCGCACCCGCAAATTTGTCAGAATCAAGAAGCAATAAATGCGCGTAAAAAAGTAAACCAAACAAAATCCCCGCGTGGATCCGGACGCGCGTGACGGCTGACGGCCGGAAAAACGCGGGGATTTTTAGAAAGAGGTGCGAGAAAATGACAAAAGAAATGCTGCACACCAGCCTGGAAATCTGGAAGCTGCAGCCCCACCCTAAAAATGTGCGCCGCGGCGTCGGCGATATAACGGAGCTTGCGGACTCCATCCGCGCCCAGGGGATCATGCAGAACCTGCTCGTTGTCCCCACTCCGGGACACGAGGAGGAGCTCGACCAGTTCTGGGTCGTCATCGGCAACAGGCGCCTTGCAGCGGCCGAGGCCGCGAACATCGAGAAGCTCCCCTGCACGATCGCGCTTGGGCTCACGGAGCAGGAGCAGATCGAGCTCATGCTCGTGGAGAACCTCCAGCGGTGCGATCTCACGCCCGTCGAAGAGGCTCAGGCTTATGAGCAGCTGACGCTCGACTTCGGCCTGTCCGCGGAGCAGATCGCCGAGAAGACCGGCGTCTCCGCCTCGACGATCCGGCGGAGGCTCAAGATCACGGAACTTGACCAGGAAGAGCTCGGCCGCAAGAGCTTCCAGCTCTCGCTCTCGGATTATGCCGCGCTGGAGCAGATCAAGGACGTCCAGAAGCGCAACGCGGTCCTCGGGGCGGCCTTGAGTTCAGATAATCTTAAGTACCTGGCAGACCGGGAGCGCCAGGAAGAGAAAGCAAGAGAACAGGTCCTCCCGGAGCTTGTTGCCAACGCGGAACGCTTCGGCATCGAGCTCGTAGAGGAGAAAAAGAACAATTTCCGCTATGTCGGCGCATTTTACCGGGGAGACGCCCCGGACGTCCTGAAAAACCGCGTCATGATGCTGTTCGCCGATTCGGAGTGCGATCAGATTTATGCGGACATGAGCGGCCCGACGATTTACCTTTATGGCCACCTGGCCAAGGTCGAGGAGGCCCAGGAAGTCGAGAAAGTCGAAGAAGAGCGTGCGACGCAGCTCTCGCGCGAGGAGCTCCGGCGGCAGAAAAGAGAGCGCGACCATCGGTTCATGCTGAAGGTCAGCCGGGCCGCTGCCGACGACCGCCGGGAATTTATCGCCGGCGTTGTGGCCGGAAAATACAAGCCGGACGGCCAGGAAAGCGAGGACACCCGTCTGCAGAAGTTGTGGGCGATCATCCGCCGACAGGGAGCTCTCCGGACGGACGAGTGGTCGCTTGCCGGATATATCCAGCACAGAGACAAGGCGGAAACCGACGAGGACGCGAAGGCAGCCGCCGCCTGGCCGACATGGATCCAGATGCTGGCCGCTGCCGGACTCTCCACCGACCGCAGCGATTATCTCTGCGAATACGGTGGAAAATTCTCGGAGAGGGCTGCTGAGTCACTGAAGATGCTGAACGGTTTTCTTTTCTCCCTGGGCTACTCAGTCCGGGATGCGGAGCAGGAGGCCGTCCTGAACGGCACCCACGACTGTTGGGAGAGGGAGTGAGAAGATGGCAAGACAGATGGAGATAGAGGACTATATCGTCACCCCGGACCGGCGGGATCTTGACGCGGACAGTCTCTTTGTAGCGATCCGCGAGTGGAAGCCGGGGATCCGGCAGATTATCGCCGAGGATTACGAGGAGATCGGCGACCGGCCAGGAATGTTTTACTTGCGGATCCGCGATCGCCTGAAAGGCATCGATTACACGTCCGGTAAAGGGCTCGTGGTCAAGGAACGGCCCGGACACGTAGAAATCCGGCGGAACGGCCTCGACCCCGTCAGGCTTTCCTGGCCAAAGGTCACGGCCGACATCGTCCGGATGATCAAACGAGAAAAATGGATCGGAAAGATCGAGGCCAAGGCCGAGAAGGCAGCGGCGGAGAAGCTGAAGGCCGAAGCCAAGAGACCGGCCTGGAATTTAGGAGGAAGCAATGAAAGTTGAAATAACAACGCTTGAATTGGCGGATCTCCTCAACACCGTGCAAGGCCGCCACAAGGTCGCACAGAACCCGCTCGGCATGTCCGCCGAGGAATTGATCGAGAAGGTCTCCGACAGAGTCACCGAGAAAATCGTGGCCGCGATCGAGGCCAATGCAGCGGAAGAGCAGGAGGACGACCGTGATGACATTCCCGCGCTGATCAGCACGACAGTTAATGAGAGCTTCGCGAAACTCGAGGAAAATTTGGCCAAGCTCTCCGCACATATGGTCTCTCCTTCAGCAACGGACGCTGAGGCCGACCACCTTGCTGAGGCCGACAAAATGGTCGCGCCTCCGGAAGACGGCCGGGCAGCGGATGAGACTCCGGACGTCGTCACGCTCGGCGATCTCTACGAGAGCGAGAGGACGGCGGATCCGGACTATCCGAACGAGATCGTCGGCAAGAAAGAAGAGCCGGCAGCTCCGGAGGAGCCTGCAAAAAAAGCGACATCGATGCCGGTCTGGGATGAGAGCGCCGGTGTCTACGTGGTCAACGGCGACGGGCACATCGGGCGGGATCTCTGGAAGAAGGAGCCGTACTACGAATTTTTCAACGGCGAGATCCGCCGACTCTTAAAAGACGGCAAGAGCCCGCGATATATCGCAGATCGCCTCAAGGTCCGCGAGCTCTCGGTCCTGGGACGCATCCATGACGCTAAAATCAATTAACCTCATTTTTCAAAAATGGGGGGGGTGAAAACGTCCTTCCCTCATTTTTTCCATACGCGCCGGCGCTCGGTGCCCTGGCGGGCTCATACCCCGCAGGCGCGGGTCCAATTCCCGCGGGCGGCATTTTGGGCGGCTATTCCGCCACTAAATCCTCAGCTGTGGAACTCTCACAGGCTCAATGGCTGCATTTATCACAAGGAGGCAAAAATGGAATACAGCAGGGACACCCCGCCGGGCTCAATATCGTTTTACGTTCACGGAGCGCCGAAGGGCAAGGGCCGGCCACGCTTCACCCAGTCCGGGATCACCTACACCCCGGACGATACGCGGCTCTATGAGGAACGCGTCATAGCAGCATATCTGGAGCAGGTCGAAACCTCGCAGCGGCGGCCGTACTTTCCAAAGGACAGGCCGCTCGTACTCGAGGCGGTGATCGATTTCGCGCCGCCGAAGAGCGCGAGCAAAAAAAAGAAGCTGCAAATGCTGGCCGGAGAAATCAGGCCCATCAAGCGTCCGGACGCCGACAATGTGCTCAAGGCCATCGCGGACAGCCTCAACGGGCTCGCCTATCATGACGACGCCCAGCTCGTCGAGATGAAGGGCACGAAGCGCTATGACGCGATCGAGGGCGTCTGGGTGTTGATCTACCCGGCATAAAAATTTAAAAAGAGAGGTGCAAAATGGCAAGACCGCGCAAGGCCGGACTTAGCTACTTTCCTCTCGACGTTAACATTTTCGAGGACAAGGACGTCAGGATCCTGATCGAACGCTATGGAGCTGCCGGCTATGCGCTCTATATGCGGATCCTCTGCCTGACATATGGCGGCGATGGTTATTTTCTCGTCATAGATGACGACTGGGAGTATCTCATCGCGAAAGACATCAAATGCTCTCGAGAATCGGTGCAGCAGATGACGAAATACTTGCTCGGCCGGTCACTCCTGGTTAAGCGGACCGTTAACGGTCTGACTTGTAAGTCCAGCACACTTACCGAGTCGGTCACTATCGTCACCAGCCCCGGAATACAGAGACGGTACCAATGTGCAATCGCGGAACGCGGGCGCAAGAATGCCGTCAAAGTCGACGGACGGATTTGGCTCCTGGAAGACGAGGAGACGCTTCCGTTTATTAAGGTTAGCGGTCGGGAGAGTTTTTCCGGGAATAATGAGAGTTTTTCCGGGAATAATGAGAGTTTTTCCGGGAATAATGACACAAAGAAAAGTAAAGAAAAGAAGAGTAAAGAAGAGAAAAACATCTATACGCCTTCGGCGGATGATGTTTGGATCGAGCACCCGGATGTGAATGCTGCATTTATTCGCTACCTGAACATCCGGGCCGGCGGCGGGAAGCTCATGAGGCAGCAGGTCGAAGCGCTCCGAGAGCAGATCCTCGCTATGTCGTCGGATCCGGCGGAGCAGATCAAAATCATTGACCAGTCCACGCGGGCCGGGTGGAAGGGATTCTATCCGCTCGGCGAGAGGCGCGGCCTCGGGTCCGGCAGCCGAAGCAATAAGGGGTCGTTCTACAACTTCGACCAAAGATCCTATGATTACGCGGAGCTGGAGCGGCAGCTGGTAGGAGGCGGATCATGAGCAAGGTGCAGGATCTAGCCAGGGCACGGGCCGACGGTCTCGACATGGCCCTGAGAATCGTCAGGGCTGCCCAGAAAGAAGGCAAGGACCCAGCCGAGGCAATCGCTAAGGAGCTCCGCTTTCGCGGCTATTCGGGCGTAGCAGGCAATCTCACAGAGTCGGAGTATAACCACGACACCAGGCAAATTAAAATGTACACCATTATGACCATCAAGGCGGTCGCGATGATCTCAGCCTGGGAAGCGTTTGGGTTCGGTAGAGTCCGTCTTGACCGCCTGGATCAGCAGATGGAGATCTACGCCCAGGCGCTCATCCGCGAGGAGATCACATGGACGGACATACTTGAGATGCTGGAGAAAAAGCTGCAGCGCAAGGTCAAATGGGTAACGGAGGAGTGATGGATTTAGAGGGATTCAGGGCGGCAATGATTGAGGACGAACGGTCGCCGAATACGGTGAGAGCCTACCTCTCAGCGGTCAGGGAGTTTGCCCGGATATACGGCGAGCCGGCGAAGGAGAGCATGATCGCCTACAAGCGCGCGCTGATCAGCGAGAGAAGTCCAAAGACGGCAGCGGCCAGAGTGGCCGCGATGAATGCTTACTGCCGCTTTTCCGGCCACCCGGAGTGCTGCGTCAAGTCCGTCCGGATTCACTCACCGCTCACGACTGGCGACGTTATCACGGCCGAGGAGCTGGCCGCGCTGGAGGATGGTCTCGCAAGAGACGGCAACATCCGCGGCTACTGGCTCGTGCGATACCTGGCCGAGAGCGGGATGCGGGCCTCGGAGCTTGTCCGGATCCGCAAAGATATCCTGATATCCGGAGAGTTCACTCTCTGGACGAAGGGCAAGATCCGGACCATCCGGATCTCCGACCTCCTCCGCCGGTCGTCGGCGGACTACCTTCGGGACATCCCCGGCCCGCTGCTTTTCCCGAACAGCCAGGGCGGCCAGATGACCGCCCGCGGGTGCGCGAAGAATATCGAGCGATGGTGCCGCCGCTACGGCGTCCGGCCGGAGCACGCGCACCCGCACGGCTTCCGGCATCGGTTCGCCCTGGATTTCCTCGAGCGGACCGGGAAAGACCTTGTGCTGCTGCAAACGCTGCTCGGTCACGAATCGATCGAGACAACGGCGATATATCTCAAGCTCAGCGAGGACGAGGTCAGACGGAAGCTCGATGCAGCGATGGAGCCGCCGGCAGCGGCCAGAAAAGCCGTGATCATCGGTTAAAACGTAACTATTGTTTTTGTGAAAAACGCCACAAAAAGAGGTTCCGATAATATGGATTATCAGAACCTCCGGGGCAGAATTTTGGGAAGGGTGCACAAAATGTCCCCGACTTTAATGTCGGGGACATAAGGAGGAGGAAATGGGAAAATTTGAAAACGACCCTGTCAAAAAGGGCGAGGTGCTCGATGCAATCTGGGAAGGGATGAAGGTCGGTCGGCTCGGGTTCCCGAACACGGATTATGTCGATCGACTTCTTCGGGCGGTCTATGGGGTCGTCGTGAAAAGAGTGAACAAACTTCCGCCGACGGAGCTGAGGGAATGGACGCCGATCAAAGAGGGGACGCCGAAGAAGTTCGGTCAATATCTCGTGACAATCACGCCGGCCGCCGGCGAGATCTGGTCGAAGGTCGAGATCGCACACTACAGCGACCTAATGGGGATCGCGAAGCCTGGCTTCTGGACCGGCAACGTCGGGAAGAACGATTTTGAAGATTTGACGGAGCCGGTGACAGCGTGGGCGCCGTGTCCTGAGCCGTACAAGAAGGAGGACGAAGAATGAGCAAATGGATCCCGTGCGACGAGAGGATGCCAGAAGAGCACGAATGGATCGGCACGAAGAGATTCGGGACAACAATTTCAGCCGAGGTTTATGTTACTTTTGAGGACCCAAAGGGAGAGAGATTTACAGAGCACCTTAGTTTTCAAAATGGCAAGTTGAGCAGCTTCGACCAAGGCAATATAGATGCTTTTTACAAAGGTTCAGTACCTATCGCATGGATGCCGTTACCAGAGCCCTACAAGGAGGACGAGAGATGACACTATATGATTTTTTAAAACCGTTCGTAAAGACGAGCCCTGTGCCGTCCATCCCTGTTGAGCTTCGGCTTAACGGCGCCAAAGTCTACGAGGGTGAGCTTAAGTGTTTGCCGGTTCTCTACGTGGCGCGTGGCTGCGTGGTTCGCGAGGCGAAGATTACATGGGGCGACAGAAAAATGATTATCGTGATCGATGAGGCGCCCGAGGATGGTGAGTAAATGGCAGCGAAATTTTTAATTCTTACCACCTCACAGATCGAGTCAAGGGTCGCGATATCGGCGATTGAGAGCTATACGTATACGCGCGCTGGATCCGGGGCGGCAATCTTCTTCAAGGGGAAGCCCACAAGGGATTACTTGACCGTGGAGGAGACCCCGGAAGAAATTGATGAAATGTTGCTTTATGCTGAGTACGCAACCGCCAGCGTCGTCAGAAAGAGCGACGTAGAAAAAGATAAAAAGAGATTCGATTCGTTCGCCGTTCTAGCGGCGGCGGTAATGGCCAACGAAGATAAGCGGAGGGCAGGAGGAGTAAATGGTAAAATGGAAGGACAGCCCGGAATATAACGAGTTTCTTGAGAAGTTCCGGCCGAAAAAGACAACAGATGATTGCTATACTCCGCCGGAAACGTTCGCGGCGATTACCAGATGGGCAAGTAAAACCTACGGCATCGATCCGGCCGCGGTCGTTCGACCGTTCTGGCCGGGCGGAGACTACGAGCGGGCCAACTATCCTGCAGACTGCGTTGTCCTGGATAATCCGCCTTTCTCGATCTTGTCGAAGATCATCAGATTTTACCAGGCGAACGGCATCCGCTTTTTTCTTTTCGCGCCTTATCTTACGTGTTTAAATGTCCTTGCTCGGCACGACGTGACCTGCATCGTCTGTGATGAGGAGATCGTCTACGAAAACGGCGCGCGGGTCAATACGAGTTTTATCACCAACTTGGACGGGAAATATATGGCAATGTCCGCTCCGGACCTCGCGAAGACGATCGAGGCAGCGGAGAAGCGGAGACTCGCGGAGAGCCGGAAGATCTTGCCAAAATACCGATATCCGGACGAGATTTTGACGGCAACCATGCTCGGCTATATGGCGAAGCATGGCGTCGACTATAAGCTCCCGCGAGGATCCGGGATTTTCGTCCGTGAGCTCGAGAGCCAGAAAGCGGCCGGAAAATCAATTTTCGGGGGGGGTCTCTTACTGACGCCGAAGGCGGCAGCGGAGAAGGCGGCAGCGGAGAAGGCGGCAGCGGAGAAGGCGGCAGCGATCCCGTGGAAGCTATCGGAGCGTGAGAGGATGTTGATCAGGTCGATGGGAGGTAAGTGATGATTTGCGTTGCTGCAGTAATTTTACTTCTGGCCGTTCTCGGTGTCGCTTGCGGCGTTGCGTCGCTGCTCGATACGTTCGGAGTAATCGATCTCGATGCGCCGGAGTGCAAGCACATAAGGGAGGAGCTGGATGACGAAGAACTTTAAGAAATGCGAGACGCGCGCCTGACGAAGATCTCGCGGACATTGCGAGGGTTGCCAGTTCGATCCAGAACGGCACCGAGAGCCGACGGAGTACGTCAAGAGCAAAACGGTCTTTATCCGCGCCGGAGCTTCCAGCGGATATTTTTGGATAAAACCAGATATTTAAAGAGGCAGAGGAAAATGACAATCGACGACCTCAAAAAATATATAAACGCTAAGAATAAGATCAGGCAGCTGGAGCGGTCGATCCCAAAGTTGTCGGCGGCGATTGATAAGATCGAGAATGAACAGGTGCTCGTGTCGGACGTTGTAGCACATGGGCGCCGCGGAAAGAAGCCATTGAAAACGACCGTAATCACTGGCCTGCCGGATGCGGAGTATCAGGAGAGCAAGACGGCACTCCTTATGCAGCGGCTGGAACTTGAACAGCTGCTCGCCGAGGTGCGAGACACAAAGGCAGCGGTCGACGCTTTTGTTGCCTCGATATCCTCCGCGGAGGTGTGCGAGATCATCTCACTCAAGTATCTCGGAGATCACGAGAGGACATGGCAAGAGGTCGCCGATATCATGACGGCAGATCCGCACTATGGATTTTATACACGGGACGCTGTCCGGCAGATTGTAAAACGCTATATGAGAGGATAGCGAAAACTTGTTCGCTTTTGTTCACCCTCTCTATGTTATTATGTAACCTAGCAAGATGGGTCGCAGGGTTTCTTTCATTTTCTCCTTTTAAGGCGGCGGGCATCCGGCATGGCCGGGTGCCCGTTGTTTACATTCAGATGGAAAAAGAAAAATTCTACACAAGCGAAAAATGGAAGCGGAAGAGGGCGGCAATCCTTGCCCGCGATAAATACCAGTGCCAGATATGCAAGCGATACGGACGGATGCGGCCGGCGACGGAGGTGCATCACATCGTGCATCTCGAGGACGACCCGAGCAGGGCGCTTGATGCGTCGAACCTTATCAGCCTCTGCAAGGCGTGCCACAATGCCCAGCACCCGGAGAAGGCCGCGAAACCGTGGCGGAGGCGCTACGGCGAGCAGAACGCGAGGAACGGCGAGGCGTAGCCCCCCCTATGCGCCCCGGGCACCTCTCGCGCCCCTAATGGCCAAGGGTGACCGTCTCCAACTCTGGCGGAATTTAGGAAAAAAGGGGTAAGCCCCGGAAGGAGGGCCGATGGATAAGAAAAAATGGATATTCAAAACAAAGGCCCTCATGAAGAAGGCCGGGACCTATGAAAAGCACTATGACGCGGCGATTGACGCGCTGGCCGACATCCTCGTGCAGCGCGACGCGGTGCATGAGAAATATATCGAGGAGGGCGCGATCCCGGTGGTCGTCCATATCAACAGGGGCGGTGCGGAGAACGCGACGAAGAACCCGCTCCTCACTTTATGGATGGACCTCAACACCCAAGCTCTCGCTTACTGGCGCGACCTGGGGCTCACGCCGGCGTCCTTGAAAAAGATCACCGGCGAAGTAACGAAGGAAGAGAAGGGCAGCGCGCTCATCCGCGCGCTGGAGTCGGCCGGAAGTGGCTGATTTTGGAGCGGCGACGCGTCACCCGTACTGGGAGGCCGTCCTCAACTATGCCGAGTCCATCCGAAGCGGAAAGAAGGCCGCCTGCCCGGAGCTCCGGCAGGGAATCGACCGCTTTTTTCGCGATCTCGAAAATCCGGACTATGAGATTAAGCACCGCGGGCCGGAGTTCTGCATCAAGATCATCGAGAAGACCTTATGCCACCAGCAGGGCGAGTCGCTCGACGGGACCCCGATGCGGGGCAAGCCGTTTCTGCTTCAGCCCTGGCAAATGTTCTGCGTCTACAACATCGTGGGCTTTCACCTGGCCGGGACGGACATCGTCCGCTTCCATGAGGCCCTGATCTTCATCCCCAGAAAGAACAGCAAGACGTCTTTCGCGGCGTCGCTTTCGTGGGCCCTCTCCCTCTGGTACAGGAAGAGCGGTGCGAAGTGCTACGTCGCCTCGGCGGCCCTCATGCAGTCCCTTGAGACGTTCAATTTCCTCAAGTACAACGTTGAGAGGATGCACGAGGACACGAAGCACGGCGGCCATATTCACGTCATAGATAACAACAATGAACACAGCATGGAATCGTCCCTCCCGGACGGTTCCTTTTTTATCCGCGCCTTGGCGGCGAATCCGGACGCCCAGGACTCGCTCAACTGCAACATCGCCATCTGCGATGAGATCCACGCCTTCAAAAATCCGAAGCAGTACAACCTCTTCAAGGAAGCCATGAAGGCGTACACCAACAAGATCATGATCGGCATCTCGACCGCCGGCGACAACAAGCAGGCGTTTTTAGGCAAACGCCTCGACTATTGCCGGAAGGTCCTCGCCGGAACCGTGAAGGATGAACAGTATTTCATCTTCATATGCTGCGCGCCGGAAGACCCGGACACTGGCGAGGTCGATTTTTTAAACCCGCTTGTTCACGAAATGGCAAATCCGTCCTACGGCGTCACGATCCGCCCGGCGGATATCATGCAGGACGCCCTGCAAGCCCAGAACGACCCGCAGCAGAGGAAGGACTTTTTCGCGAAGTCCTTAAACGTCTACACGAATGCGCTCCGGGCCTACTTCGACACGAGTGAATTTGAGGCGTCCGACAAGAAATATCAGTGGAGCCTCGAGGAGCTCGCGAAGCTGCCGATCAAGTGGTTCGGCGGCGCTGACCTCTCGAAGATGCACGACCTCACGGCGGCCTGCCTCTACGGGTCATATAAGGACGTCGACATCATCATCCCGCACGCCTTCTTCCCGGTCGTTATGGCGGCCCGGAAGGCAGACGAGGATAACATCCCGCTCTTTGGCTGGAAGGATGACGGGTGGCTGACCATGACGAACACGCCGACGACCGAGTTCTCGGACGTCGTCAAGTGGTTCGTTTTGATGCGCGAGCGAGGCTTCAGGATCGCCGAGGTCGGTCACGACCGGAAGTTTGGGCGTGAATATATCATGCTCATGCAAAAGGCCGGCTTTAGGATCGCGGACCAGCCGCAGTATTACTACGTTAAGTCCGAAGGCTTCCGGCACATCGAAAAGGCCGCCAAGGACGGGCGGCTCTACTTTTTGCACGCGGAGCCCTACCTCTACTGCGTCGGCAACGTCCGCGCCGTCGAAAAGACCGATGACATGGTCATGTACGAAAAGACGGACACCCACGACAGGATCGACATTTTCGACGCGAGCGTCTTCGCGTGCGTCCGGTATCTGGAGAACCTCGAGAAGAACGAGAAAGCAAAGGCATGGTTTGGAGAATAAGGCATGAGTAAACGAAAAAGAAAATATCAGGGGCGGGCCGACACACCCGCATCCAAGCCCGCCTCGTCGATCGGCTTTCTCCTTTCGGACGAGGCGTACAAAATTCTATGCGGTGACGGTTACCGGCGGCTCGATAAGAACCCCGACATCGTGGCGGCCATGCGGGCCTATGCGGACGTGATCTCGTCCATGACGGTGCAGCTCATGGCCAACACGGCGAAGGGCGACGTCCGCATCCGGAATGAGCTCAGCCGCCACCTCGACATCGCACCGAACCGCTACATGACGCGCAAGACCTTTATGGACATCGTCGTTATGAGCCTCCTCCTTCACGGAGACGGAAACGCGGTCGTGAAGGTCCACACGGACGGCGGTTATCTCGGGGACCTTGAGCCCCTTGATCCGCTCCGGGTGGGATTTCTGCCGGACGGCTACGGATACAAGATATCGGTCGACGGCGTCCTCTGCGACCCCGACGATTTCCTGCACTTTGTTCACAATCCGGACCCGCAGGAGCCCTGGCGGGGCCGCGGCTTCCGCGTCTCGCTCCGAGACGTCGCGAAGAACCTCGCGCAGGCGCAGGAGACGAAGAACGCCTTCCTCGAGAGCAAGTGGAAGCCCTCGCTCATCATCCGCGCGGATTCCTCGGTGGAAACGATGAACATCAAGGCCGGCCGCGACAAGCTCCTCGAGGAGTATTTCGAGAACGCGCAGGCCGGAAAGCCCTGGATGATCCCGGCGGACCTCTTCGACGTCAAGGAAGTCCGGCCACTCTCGCTCCATGACCTTGCGATCAACGAGGGCGTGGAGCTCGACAAGAAGACCGTCGCGGCGATCACCGGCGTCCCGAGCTTCGTTCTCGGGGTCGGTAACTACTCACAGGCGGAGTGGAACTCCTGGATTCAGAACCGCGTCCGCCCGATCGCGCAGGAGATCGCGCAGGAGCTCACGCGGAAGCTCATCATCTCGGAGAAGTGGTACATCCGCTTCAACACCTGGTCCCTCTTTGACTGGGACCTCGGGACGATCGCGTCGGTGTTCGGTTCACTTTCCGACCGGGCGATCGTGTCCGGCAACGAAGTCCGCGACCGCATCGGTATGGACCCGCGGGACGGCCTCGACGAGCTCCGACTCCTCGAGAACTTCATCCCGCTCGACAAGCTGGGTGACCAGAAGAAGCTCAACGGAGGCAGTGACAATGAGTAAAGAAAGGACAGCCGAGCGGCGGTGGATATGTCCAACCGTAGGCGGCACTACAGCATTCACGACAAGGGAAGCTGGCGACGATATCTACATTGAGGGATATTTTGCCGTTTTTAACAGCAACTATGAGATTTGGGATGGAGCGACTGAGTCCATCGCCCCCGGCGCGTTCACCGACGAACTCACCGGCGACGTTAGGGCACTGATCAACCACGATGACACGCTCGTACTGGGGAGAACCCTCGCGAAGACGCTCACGCTCTCTGAGGACACGCACGGCCTTTACGGTTCAATCCTGATCAACCGGAACGATCAGGACGCCATGAACGCCTATGCACGCGTCCAGCGGGGCGACGTCTCGCAGTGTTCGTTCGGCTTCAGAATCCTCGAGGAGGATTTTGAGGACCGAGGCACCAAGGGCGTCCACTGGACGATCAAGAAGGTCAAGCTCTATGAGGTCTCGATTTGCACTTTCCCCGCGTACACGGACACGAACGTCAAGGCCCGCAAGGATGACCTCGACGTGATTCGCGAGCGCAAAAAGGAGGCATGGAGAAAGTCCATGCTCGCAAAACTTAAAGGAGGTAACTAATCATGGCACTTCGCGCACTTATGACAAAGCGCAAGATCGACAAGCTGACCGAGACGCTCGCCGCCCTCGAGGCTAAGGCTGAGGAGCTCAAGATCCGCGAAAGCGAGCTTGAGACCGCCATCGCCGAGGCCGACACCGAGGAGGAGCAGACGGCGGTCGGCGAAGAAGTCGCGGCCCACGAGACCGCGACCGAGGAAAACAATGCGGCAATCGAGGAGACCCGCGCGGCAATCGAAGCCGCCAAGGCGGAGCTTGCCGAGATCGAAAAGAACACTCCGGCACCGGCGGCACCGGTTCCGGAAAACACCCGTAAGGAGGTAAACACCATGCCGATCATGACCAGACGTTTCAATGAATACACTGAGCAGGAGAGAGGCGCATTCGTCGCCCGCGAGGAAGTCAAGTCCTTCCTCGATCAGGTCCGGAGCGCGATGAAGACCCGCGCGATCACCGGCGGCGAGCTGACCATCCCAACCGTCATGCTTCCGCTCATCCACGCCGAGGCCGAGAAGTCCTCGAAGCTCCTTCGCCATGTTCGCGTCGTCAACGTGTCCGGCAACGCCAGACAGACCATCATGGGAGATGTTCCTGAAGGCGTCTGGACGGAGATGTGCGGCAAGATCAACGAGGGCGGCATCACCTTTACAGAGGTCGAGGTCGACGGCTACAAGATCGGCGTCTTCATCCCGGTCTGCAACGCCCTCCTCGAGGACAACGACGTGAACCTCGCCTCGGAGCTTATCTCCGCGATGGGGCAGGGCATCGGCTACGGCCTCGACAAGGCCATCGCCTTCGGCACCGGCACGAAAATGCCGACCGGCATGGCTGCGGGCATCACCGTCAAGACCAACCTCGGCAACGTCACCGGTGCGAACCTTTTCAAGGCGATCCTTACGGCGGCCGCGGCAGCCAAGCATGAGCGTGGCGGCCTTGTCTGGATCATGAACAAGGCGACCCGCCTGAAACTCGTTGCTGAGGCTATCAGCTTCAATGCGGCCGGCGCGATCGTGACCGGCGTCAACAACACCATGCCGGTCGTCGGCGGCGAGATCGTTGAGGAGGACTTCGTCAAGGACAATGAGATCATCGTCGGCTATGGCCAGAGGTATCTTCTCGCCAGACGCGCCGGCACGACCGTCAAGACGTCCGAGCATGCCCGCTTCATCGAGGATCAGACGGTATTTAAGGCAACCGCCCGCTATGACGGCAAGCCGGTCTTTGCGGACGCTTTCATCGCCCTCGGCCTCGGCGCAGCTCCGACGGCTCAGCTCGATGCGAACCATCCGTTCCCGGCTGACACGGCCAACGCTGCCGCTGTCAACGACGGCGACTGATCAGACGAGAGGAGGGCTGAGCCATGGCGACACTGCTTACTGACTCCGAACTCCTCGAGCTGCTTAAAATCGAGCTGAATAAACCGGCGGCCTACGTGTCGCCGGTACTTGAGCTCAAGCTCGGGGCGGCCCGGGAACGAATCGAAAAACATGGGATCAGGCTTGACTTGACGAGCTACGACGATGCGGAGCTCGTGGTCTCTTATGCAGCGTGGCTCTACCGACTCAAGGAAGAGGACCCGGAAAAAACAGCCATGCCGGCGATGCTCAAACGCGCCCTGCATGACCGCATCATCGCGGCCGTCGGAGAGCGCTCTGGCGCGGAGGAACTGGCGTATGCTTGACAGCGGCGAGCTTTACATTTGCGAGCTCAGGGAGACGGCGGCGACCGGGTTCAAACCGGCTCCTATGCTGATCCCGGAGGGAGAACCGAGGGCATACGAGCGGCGCCGTATCGGCTATGGCCGTATCTACGCGGCTAAGGGCGCGGATGAACGTGTCGACGCGGTCTATCGCATCTGGGACGATATGGACGACAGCGTCCATGCCGGGCAGTACGTCCTGACGGGCAGCGGCGACCAGTACCAGATCGACGCGGTGCAGCCGACGACGGACGAGCACGACCGGCCCGTGCTCGACTTAACGCTCTCGAGAGTGGAGGATTATTATGATATCGCTCAATGACAGGCTCCGGACCATCGCGGAGGCGTTCGGTTTTGCATTGACTGAGACATACCACTACGAGAAGCCGCCTGGAGTACGCGCTCCCTATGCGGTATGGGCTGAGGACGGCGAACCAGACAGCTTCGCGGGCGATGGCCTCAAGCACGAGCAGGGCATCTCAGGCAGGCTCGATTTCTTCACGCTGACCGAGTTCGACCCACTCGTGGACGAGCTGCAGGATACGCTCGAGGCGCAGTTCGGGGCATCGTGGTCGTTAAACTCCGTGCAGTACGAGGACGAGACGAAACTGATCCACTACTCGTGGGACTGGGAGGCACACTGATGGCCCGGCTCACGATCGGCGACGGGCTCGACACCTACATCGGCGACCTCGAGAAGCTGGCCGGTCCGGCCTTGGAGGAAGATATGCGGCGCACGATCTACAAGGGCGCCGCGGTCGTCATGGACGCGGTCAAGGACGAAGCCGAGAGACTCCCGACATACGGCGGCTATCGGCGCGGAACCGAGGGCAACAAGATCGACGGCGTCTCGAAGACGCAGAAGTCCGGCATCCTGAAGGGCCTCGGCATCGCGAAGATGCGTTATGATGGCGCCTTCCTCAACGCCAAGATCGGCGCGGACGGCTATAACTCCGTCAAGACGAAACGCTGGCCGAACGGTCAGCCGAACGCGATGATCATCCGCTCGCTTGAGTCCGGCACGAGCTTCATGAAAAAGATCCCATTCGTCACCAGGGCGGTCCGGAAGGTCCGGGAACGGGCCGAGAAGGCCATGGCTGACGAGTACGACAAACAGGTTAAGAAAAGATTAGGAGGTATTTAATATGCCTAACGGAAAAGTGATTATCGGCTATTCCTTCCCCATGGTCGGTAAGTACGTCAACAACAACGGAACAGTCACCTACACGGATTCGCGTTTTCTTGCCCGCGGCGTTGACTGCGCGATCCAGCCCGACCAGCCGAGCGACACCGGCTTTTATGCGGACAATGTCCGCGCGGAGTCCGACCCGGGCGTCTTCACCGGCGGCACACTGAATCAGACCGTCGACGGGCTCTTTGCAGACTCCGAGACGATGATCATGGGCCTGCCCGCCGCGACTGAGGACGGCTACGAGTACAATGACGATCAGGTCGTGCCCTATGTCGGCAGCGGCTGGGTCACGGCGTGGCAGTCCGGCGGTGTGCAGACCTACACGGCCAACCTGCTTTATAAAGTCAAGTACAACCAGATCAACAAGAGCGCGGCGACCCGCGGCGAGAACGTATCCTACCAGACGCAGCCGCTCACGGCCCGCATCGAGCGCTCCGACGCGGCGAAGAGGCCGTGGCAGTGGATCTCCCAGGATTTCTCGACCGAGGACGCGGCTCTGGCGGCGCTCAAGACGAAGCTGGGCTATGAGGATCAGTAAGCCATGATCAAGATCAACGGAGTCGAATACGGGCTCTTCTGGAGCGTCTGGGCACATTGCAGGTTTGACGACTGGCTCATGCGGAATAAGCTCTCGAGCTACTCCGCGGCGGTCGTCAAACAGGCGCTGATCGCTAACGAGGCGTACCGCATGACCGAGGCCGGCAAGGGGACGCCTGAGCTGACCGAGGGCGTTATCATGCGGCTTCCGAACAGCGAGTTTGTCACACTTCAGAAGGCCGTTGAGGAACAGATCGCGGCGGACAGCGCCGTCACAATCGAGAAAGAAGAGGCCGCGGGAAAAAACGCGGACGGCTCCGACGAGTCCGATTAACGTGGCCGTGGTGGCTCTTCTACGGCTACCAGATCGGAATGTCAAGGCAGGAGGTGCTCTCGACTCCTTACGGGGAGATGCGGGACTTACTCTCCTGCCTTTCCGTTTATCAGGGCACGGCGGAGCAGGCAGAAAAACCCGAAGCAATTCCGATGGAAAAAGTACTTGAGATGAGGTGATGACATGGCAGTAAATATTGGCCCGCGGATCGGGCTGACCGGCGAAGCGGAATACAGGCGATCCTTGCAGGAAGTCATCAGCCAGACGAAGCGCCTCAAATCAGAGCTGAAGGAAGCCGAAAGCGGCTTCGACAAGAACGCCTCGGCAATGCAGAAGGCCGAGAAGCGGTCGGAACTTCTCCGGGAAGAGATCGAGAAACAGCGGTCAAAGGTCGAGCAGATCGAGAAGATGACGCGGGCGGCGTCCGATACTTACGGAGAAGCCGACGTCAAGACGCAGAAGTGGAAGACGGCCCTCGCCGACGCGAAGACGGAGCTGAACCGGCTCAATGACGAGCTGGCCAACAACAACGTCGTCAAGGCGTGGGGCGAGGACATCGAAGCGGTCGGCGAGAAGGTCTCGGCACTCGGAGACGTGATCAGCACGCGCATCTCGGCTCCTCTGGCGGCGGCAGGCGTTGCTGCAGTTAAATCCGCGATCGACTACGAGACGGCCTTCACCGGCGTCATGAAGACGGTCGACGAGACAGCCACGACGAGCTATGCCGACCTCTCAAACGCTATCAAGGAGATGTCGACCACGACGGCATCTAGCAAAGAAGACATCGCGGCGGTCATGGAGGCAGCCGGTCAGCTCGGCGTTTCCGCGGATGACATCGAAGAGTTCACCCGGGTCATGATCGAGCTGTCCGACACGACCAACCTCGGCAGCGATGAGGCGGCCGTATCACTCGCGAAGTTCCTAAACATCACCGGGGACGGCTACGACAATGTTGACCGGCTCGGAGCGGCGATCGTTGATCTCGGCAACAACTTCGCGACCGATGAGGCGCGGATCGTGGCCATGTCGACGCGGCTCGCTTCTGCCGGCACCATCGCGGGCATGAGCTCCACGGATATCCTGGCACTCGCGACGGCGATGAGCTCGGTCGGCATCGAGGCCGAGGCGGGCGGCACGGCCATGACGCAGACCCTGACCAATATCGGCAATAGCGTCTCGGCGTTTCGGGATGGCGGCATAGAGGCACTCGATACCTTCGCGGAAGTGACCGGCATGACCGCCGAGGACTTTGCGGACCTCTGGGAAGGTTCGCCCATCGATGCGGTTACCGCGTTCATAAAAGGCCTCGACCGGATGAAACGCTCCGGCCAGAATGTAAACGCCATCCTTGGCGATCTCGAGATGGGCGGCATCAGACAGTCCAACATGCTTCGGTCGCTGGCGCTTGCATCCGACGTCATGACCGAGGCGATCGACACATCCTCGACCGCCTACGAACAGAACACGGCGCTCACAGCAGAGGCGGAGAAGCGTTACCAGACCAGCGCGGCGAAAATCTCCCAGCTCAAGGAGCGCGTCACGAACCTCGCCATCACCTTCGGGAACGATATGCTGCCGGTCGTGAACGACGTCGTGGATGACGTCTCGAAGCTCGTGGAAGCCTTCTCAAACCTTGACGAGAGCGAACGCGAGCAGGTCATCAAAATCGCGGCGGTCGTTGCGGCGGCAGGTCCGGCCCTGTCCGTAACCGGCCGGGCCATTGAAGGCGTCGGCAAGGTCACGCAGGCCGTCGGCGCGGCTCAGGCGGCGATCGAGAGCGCTGGCGGCGTCATGCCGCTCATGTCTTCGGCCCTATCCGGCATTGGCGCATCCGCGGGGCTTGTGGTGGCGCCCCTCGCGCTCCTTGCCGGGGCGATGTATGAGGCAGGCGAGTCTCTCCGGGCTCCATCCGAGGCAGAGCTTGCCTTCGCGGACGCGACCTCGAAGATCGCGGCAGATGCGGCTAATGCCCGGGCGGCGGTCGAGGAGCTGAACACGGTCATCGACGAGCATGCGGCCAATGCGGAGGGCGCCGGGGCGAACCTTGAGGTGCTCCGCGACAAGCTCATGGAGTGCTACGAGGCCGACGGAACGCTCAAAGAAGGCATGGAACAGACCGCGCAGTTCATTCTCGATGAGCTCAATGCAGCCATGGGCACGGATTTCTCCACAGAGTTTATTTCCCAGGCGGAGGACTCCGCGGCGGCTCTGGGCGAGGTCAACGCAGCAATTGACCAGAACGTCGAGGCTCTGAAGCGGCAGGCCATCCAGAAAACGCTCATGGACGACTACACGGCAGCCATCAAGGCTCAAGCCGATGCGCAGAAAGTCAACAACGAGGCGCAGGCCAAATATAAAGAAGCCCTCAACAATGCCGAGCAGGCTCAGGCGGCTTGGCTCGAGCAGGTCAGGATCGGCAGGGACAACACCGTCGACAACACGGCAGAGATGGTCAAGGCCAAGGCGGCTTATGACCGGGCGACCGAAGCCCTGGGTGCGGCCGAGCAGGCCATGATCGACGCATCTGCCGCGGCCGAACAGGCTGACGCGCAGGTGGCCGGACTCGATTCGACGATGGACATTCTCGCGGCGGGCGGCACGGGCGCGATCGATAATGCGGCCGCGGCCTACGCCAACGTCGGCGTGCAGGCTGAGACCGCGGGCAAGAAGGCCGAGACCATGGCGACAACCGCGGTGGAGACCGCACGGGCGAAGATCACCGAGACAGCCAACCGGACCGCGGCGGAGCTCCGGAAGGTCGGCGAGACGAAGATCCCCGCCCCACAGATTGACAGCAACAGCGCGATCGCATCGGCGGCGAGCGCGAAAGCGACGATTCAGGACTTCTTCAACCGGAATCCGATTACTTCCTTCGTTCATGCCGTGACGCGCACCGTAGCGACCCGTGAGGCATATGCTGAGGGCGGATTTATTACGGAGGAGCAGATCGCCCGCGTCGGTGAGGACGGCGACCCGGAAGTCATCATCCCGCTCGCGGCGAACAAGCGCCGGAGAGCGATGGAGCTGTTTAATAAGACGGCGGACATCCTTGACGTCGACACCGCGACCCTCCCGGAACCGTCCGGGCTTAATACAGAGCGGATTTACGATGCGGTTAAGAGCGGCGCGGAAGAGGCGACGCTCCGAATCTACCTTGACGACCGCGAGGTCGGCAGGACGCTGAGAGGGATGGGATTTAGATGAAAACGATCAAAATCACTTATACATCGTCCGCGGGCTACGAGGTCGATCTGAAAGCCGCCCCTGTGCATATCAAGTCGGCGAATTTTCATAATTACACATGGAAGCGCGAGAAGGTCGCGCTTCGCTACGGCGAGACCGTGACGGGCTTCTACAAGGCGGCGCAAGTCTACCAGACGACGCTCTATTTCGAGCACGACCCGGAACTCATCGCCACCATCCATGGAGAATGGGAGCGCGACGTACTCACCCAGCGCCCCGGACGAATCACGTGGAATGGCCAATATATCGAGTGTTTTATCTCCTCTAGCTCCACTTACCCGACCGCGGGAAACGCCTTCGTTGCGAACGAGGTCGAAATCTACTGCCCGGACCCGTTCTGGATCAAGGAAACCGCTTTTGAATTTGCGGCAGGAACGGAAACAGGCGATTATCTGGACTATCCCTACGGCTACGACTACGACTTCGGCTCGGCGGTATCCGGACGGCGGCGACTCCTGTGGGGCTTTGAGCGCGGACTTGTAGCCTTCAAGGCGGTCGTCCACGGTCCCTGCTCCGCCCCGGTCTTTACCATTGCCGGGCGGCAGTTTGGAGCCGACGTCGTCCTCCAGGAGGGCGAAACGCTCACGATCGACACGCGCGCAAGCGCTCCGACGGGCGAGCAGGTCTACACCACAAGCGCCGGGCAGAAGGCAAATGTTTTCTACGCCAGAACGGGCGAGATTGCGCCGTTTATCGCGGACGAATATGGGACGCTTGTCTGGCCGCAGACGTTCGCGCTTACGCTCAATATATACATGGGGAGGAGCGAGCCGTCATGGATTTAATTCTATTCAATGCCGTCCGGCACGATGTCGGATCAGTCGTGCCGTATTCGTTCGATTGTGAAGCCGGCGGCGAGAACTGGATCAGCGCGACCCTTCCGATGGACGACGCTTACGGGGCCTACATCCCCGGCACAGAGCTCGGCGGACTTTTCGAAAAGGTCACGAAAACAAGCGATTCAGAGCTCACGCGCTTCGAGGGCCTGACGTGGCGAGGACTCCTTGCGAAGAAGATTCTCATGCCGCCCGCCGGGGCTGACTACTACACGACACCGGCAGGCGACGCGAACACGATCCTCGAGAACCACCTGATCGCCGGCCGTTTCGCTTTTCTTATTCGCGCGGCAGCTCCGGAAGGCATCACGGTCGCGGCGCACCAATACAAGCGCTACTGCACGGTGCTCGAAGGGATTGAAGAGCTCTGCGAAGCGAACGGGCTCCGTCTGGAACTTGAGGCCGTGCGGGTTGGCGGCTATACGATGTGCCTTGCCGGTCTCAAACCCGCCACAACAATCGAGGCGGTCTACGGTGAGGACAGCCGCTACAAGATGCGGTGGACGGATGACGGCACCGGCATCAACCACCTCATCTGTCTCGGCTCCGGCCAGCTCCGTGACCGCTACGTTTTGCATCTTTACGCGGACGAAGCGGGCAATATCTCCACGACACAGACCATTACGGGGCTTGCGGAGCGGGTGGCGGTTTATGACTATGGGAACATTGAGGACAACGCCGATTTGGAAAAAGAAGGTCGGAAGCACTTCCGCGAGCTCCTGAGCTCCCGGCAGCTTGAGATCGAGTCCGCACCGAACGGGCTCAAGATCGGCGACAAGGTCACGGCCCGGCGCGGGAACGTCACCTACACGGCCCCGATCGACAGGATCATCGCAAAAGTCAAGAATGGGCGGCTCGTTACAGAATGCCGCATTAAGGAGGCAGAATGAATATTATCACAGGCTTTACCGGGGAGGCGCACATCACCTCCGCAGACGATCAGGCGCTGAACTACGGACGGAGCCCGCGGGCCCTTGAAATCCTGCCGGTCGGGAATTGCTTCGCCGCGTCGGCGGTCGGCGTTAATACGGTCAGAATCCTGGACGGTGTGGGCTACCTTCGGGGCGTCGGCTTTCGAACGGCGGCTGGTTCCTACGACGACGTGGCGATCGCATCATGCCAGGCCGGGCAGAAGCGCATCGACATCATCGCGGCGCACTATGAGCGCTCAGGCTCCACCGATGTCGAGAGGATGCGGTGGAAAGTTTTCGCCGGCACGGCCACAAGCGGCACGCCGACCGACCCGACCGGTTTTGCGAGCGGAATGCCGTGGGCTGGTGACATGGAGAGCGACGCGCCGGCTTACCGCGTGCTGGTAAATGGTACGACAAGTCTCACGATCACGCCGCTCTTTGAGCTGGCCCCGAACATTTACAGCATGAACACCATCCTGCAGAGCATATCCGGTCGCCGCGTGCTCGTGTCGGAGCAGATCGTGGCCGTGTCGGTCCCGACGATCGCGCCGCAGCAGCAGCTCGATCAGGTGACCTACCGCGTAACGCTCCCAGCGGGGACGGACTACTTCGATGCGGTTCCGATCGGCGGCGGGCGCATCTTGCCGAATGTCTTTAATTTCCACCAGAGCGCGAAAACTGTCACCTTCTATCCGGTCAGCTGCTCAAACTCGACCATCAGCGACGGCGCGATCCGCGTCCTGCTCCGGTTCTATAAGACTCTTTAACGGAGGGCAAAATGAAGAAATATACTTATTTGATCAGCAACGACGCGCAGACACTGACCCGCGTCGGTGAGCCGATGGCCGTCCGGGGAGACTCGGGCGTGGCTGAGGTTGAGTTTATCATTCCGAGCGGCTTCGTTATCAATCCGACCGAAGCGCTCTGGCGGGCTTACTACAGGCTCCCCGGCAAGCGTGAGGCGCACTTCGTCACGCTCCCGACGCCGACCGCAATGGAGAGCGGCGACTGGACGACGACATGGACGGTCACGCACGCGGTCACGCAGTCCGCGGGCAGGCTTGCATTCTCCCTCACGGCGTTCTCGGGCGAGACGGTACAGTGGGACAGCCGGGTCGCGATCCTCCAGATCAACGAGAGCGTGTTCGAGGGCGAGTCGGAGGAGTCCGAAGAGCCCTACATCGGGCGGCTTGCGACGCTCGAGGGCGACATGGCGCAGATTCGCGGTGAGTGGGAAGGCGTGCAGGACGAATTTGACGACCTGAAAGAGGTCGCGACGGCTGGCGTCCCGGTCGCGGTCGAAGAAGCTGCCGACATGATCAACGACGGTCACATCTACATCTACACCGGCGACGAAGACCATTTCGCGACCGGGCATGTCTACTACTATGTCGACGGAACGCTGACCGACGGCGGCGTCTACGGCGGTACAAACGTTGACGCGACCCTGACCGTGAGCGGACAGGCAGCCGATGCAAAGGTTACCGGCGACAAGATCGCGGAGATAAAGGAAGATTTAACGGAGTTGCAAGAAAAGATAGATGAGTTTTCTGGCGGTCTTACACCTGCAATAAAAGATGCACTCTTGAATTGCTTTAAGCACGTTGGATGGGATCACGGAACAGACGCTACTTATTACAATGCTCTTGAAGAAGCATTATATGCAGATGAAGTCAAGCGCATTTCTGCCGTATTCACTCCGGGAACGCATGAAGTATATACGACAGACAATATTGAGTCTTTGCGGAACTTCCTTGTTGTTACTGCTACATATAATGACGATACGCAAGCCGTTGTAACTGATTATACTCTGGAAGGTGATATCTCAAACACTGGCACGAAGACAATCACTGTTAAGTACGGAAGAACAAAAACAACCACGTTCATCGTTTCAGTTGTGACAAATACAACAGGTATCCTTTATGAATGGGATTTCACAAAGGGATTGACTGATTTGCGACAAGGACATACGGTAAAACTCTACACAGGATATAAAGAAATTAATCCAGATGGAACGTATGAAGGAACGACGCCGCCCACACTTACATCTTCAGGTGTTCAGTTTAATGATATCTCTCAAGGCATAAAGATATTCGATAGAGACTATTCTACAAATAACTTATTTGGAAAAACAATTCAAGTGGATGTTGCAAGTTTTAATTTTAAGGGCAATTCCACCAATGATAACATAAGATTTATTGTGTTCCGTGATCCTGCTGAAAGATGGTCAAGCACGCCAGCCGTGACTGATGGTCTAATTTACCGGAAAGGGGACGGCTGGAGTTTTTATGATGGATATCAATGGAAAGACAGTATTTATACAGGAATGTCAAGCGCAAATGCTATATCTGGGCATAAGATAAGTGCGTTCTTAGCTTCTAACGGTGCAATGAAATTGTATGTGGACGGAAGTTCAAAAGGAACAGGACAGGCACAAACATTAAATAATCATACATGGCAAGGTTTATGGATCGGTGATGGTAGCAAGGGTGGAACTTTCCGTGATGCTCTTATAACAGGTATTCGGATTTACAATGGGGAGGTGGCGAACTAATGGCAGTATACAATCTGAATGGTGAAATCATTGGCATTGATTCCATCCCTGAAGAAAAGAATCTGAACTATGATGCTTGTGTGTTGAGCGTAAACCACAGAGGATACTCAACGGTTGCGCCAGAAAATACACTTCCTGCTTATATTCTATCGAAAAAAATGGGATTCAACTATGTTGAGACGGATATCTCGTTTACGTCTGACGGTGTGCCGATGCTTCTGCATGACGCAACTATCGACAGAACTTCAAATGGGTCTGGAACACTTTCACAGATGACATATGAGCAGGTGCGTCAGTATGATTTTGGCTCATGGAAATCTTCTGCATACACAGGGACGGTCATTCCGACATTGGCTGAGTTTCTAGCATTATGTAAGGCTATCATGTTGCATCCATATCTGGAACTTAAATCGAATGGGAATTACACGCAGGCACAGATTCAGCAGATCGTAGATATGGTGGAATCGTATGGACTGAAAGGAAAGGTTTCGTACATTTCTTTTAATTCGACATATCTAGGCTATGTAAAGAATTACGATGACCAAGCACGACTTGGATTCCTGAAAAGTGCATATGCGTCTGGTGATGTTGCAACATGCACTGGATTGAAAACAACGAAAAACAAAGTGTTTTACGATGTCGGATATTACAACGACAACATAACGCAAGAAGTTTGCAATGCTTTTATGACGGAGGATATTCCTGTTGAAGCATGGACTGTAAATTCTGCCGACATAATGCTTGGTCTGAATAAATACGTCAGCGGAATTACATCCGATAATCTTATCGCCGGAAAAGTTTTGTATGATAATGCGATGAGCGAAAGTTAATTTAAAGAAAACTTTATCACACGCTCCCGGCCTTGCCGCCGGGAGCTTTTTACAGGCATAAAGGAGAATTGCCAATGCCAACACTCAACGTAATCATGAGCTACGTGGGATATATCACCGTCATCGGCGGGGCAGCGGCCTACGTAGCCAGGCTCCTCGGGTGGCTTAAAAAGCCCGAGGAGCGCCAGAACGCCGCCATCCGTGACCTGACTGCCCGTGTGGAGAAGCTCGAGACCAAGACCTCGGCGGACTACATCGCCATCGAGGACATCAAGGCCGCCTCGCAGCTTCAGACCGCGGCGCTTCTGGCTCTCAGTAAGCACGCCCTGAACGGCAACGACATCGACGCCCTTCAGGACGCGACCCGCAACCTCGAACAGTATTTGATCAACAGGAGGTAAAAAATGAAGCTCACAAATAAGCAGTACGACACGCTCAAATTCATCGCACTCCTTATCGTTCCGATCTGCGCTTTCATCTCGTCCGTGGCCGGTGCGCTCGGCTACGACGCGACCGTGCTGGTCACGATCCTGACCGCCGTGGACACGCTCCTCGGCGCGGTGATCAAGATCGCCTCAGACGGCTACGTGCCGGAGGGCTGAGCCAATGACTGAAAAACAGTGGATCGAAACCGTCGCGCCCGCGGCGGTTTTTTGTATGCGCAAATACGGCTATCCGGCCTCGGCCCTCATCGGGCAGACATGCCAGGAGACCGGCTACGGCAAGACCTCGCTCGTGCGGGTCAGGAACGTGATCGGCATGAAGGCGACACTCCTGCCGTATAAGTCTACGACGTGGAGCGGGAAAGCGGTCATTAAAGGCACATGGGAAGAAGTCAACGGCCGCCGGACGGACAAGGACGACGCCTTCCGCGAGTACGCCTCAATCCAAGACTGTCTCGAGGATTACTGCACCTTCATGAAAGACGGGCAGAGTTCGCCAGGCGTCTACAAGTACCGGCATATTTTAGCATGGGGCGATCCGGAGCGCGTGCTCCGCTACATATCGGGCCGGTACGCGACAGACCATACCTACGCGGACAAGGTGCTCGACATCATCCGCAAGCATAACTTAACCAGGTACGATGAGGAGGCGAGGAAAGTGATTGTAACAAGGACTAAATTTTTAAACGGCATCATCCGGACCGCGGGAGAGGCCCACGCGAACGGCTGGAGCTGGGGCGACTCCCATACGTGGCCGCCGTGCCTTGACGGGCTGATCTCCTGCGACCGGCTCGTTTCGCGGACGCTCGCCCGCGACTTCGGCATCGAGCAGAAAGCCGGCGGGTGGAACTCTGCGGAGCTCGCCAGGAATCTCACGCGGTTCGGCTTTACGAAGACCACCGACCGGCGGCAGATCAAGCCGGGCGCGGTCGTCATGATCGGCAAGGGCCCTGATCAGACATACCACACGATGGTCGTGGAGCGCTACAATCCGGCGACTGACCGATGTGACAAGACCGACCTCGGGAGCACCGAGCGGATCAGGCAGGGCGGGCGGTTTAAAAATGTTCCGCTGGTTGAGTGGCCAGACCGGTTTTTCTCGATGGCCTTTAATCCGGCGGACGATCCGGCTCCGGAGAAGTCAAAGAAAGACATCATCAAGGCAGGGCAGGAGCACTCCGTGAAGTTCACCGGGCACGCCATCAAGATTGACGGCGACCGCGGCAAGGAGACCCGCGCACAGGCGTTCCGGGTGCTCCGGCACGCGCTCAACCTGGATTACTTCGGCGGCGAGATGGACGAGGACAAGGGCGACACGAAGCTCCTCGAGGTCGCGCTGGGCACGCACTACGTCAAGCGCGGCGAAAAGCAGCACATGGTCACGGCGGCGGAGATTCTGCTTGAGCTTCAGGGCATCGACCCGCGCGGGGTGGAGTTCCCCGGGCAGTTCGGACCGGGGCTTGAGGCGGCGGCCGGAAAGAGCCGGATCGAGGCGGCAGACTTCCTTAAGTGGTGCAGGGCATAAAGAGAGCGGGGCGAAAGCCCCGCTTTTTTTATTTGGTTTCGATCCTTACGACCGTCGAGAACGTCGCCGGATTCGTCGAGATAACAAGAATCCCGTTGTCCGCGCAAAAGTGGAGAAGGCTCCGGTAAAACTTCGAGTGATCGCGGTTAAAGACGAGCTTGAGATCTCTCGCGTGGTCGTAGAAGCCATCGTCATACGCTACGACGTTGTTATAATAGCCGTTCGCCGCGTCGATCCATGCCATGAGGAGCGCTTCCTGATCGGCACCGGGGGACGGAATGACATGCGCATCGTTCGCCGCGTTCCGGATCCATGCCGTGAGGCTCATCCCCGCGGCCTCCGCCTTATGCTCCCAGTTCTCTTTGAGCTCCTTCGGGACCTTCATTTCGATGCGGGAGTAATTCTCTTTATTGTAGGCCTTCGTATAAGCGGCCTGATCGAATTTCTCAGCCATCAGAGGACCTCCACGCCGAGAATTTCGGCGGCTTTGTAAACGACCTGCTCGAAGGTCTCGCCGCCAGCGGCATCCCATTCGTCCTCGATCCCAGCCAATTCGCAGAGCTCACGGCAGTCATCCGAGTCCCATTCGTCCGCGTTGCGGATAGCTTCAGCGATTTCGTACTTGTCTCTCATTTTTCCTTCTTCCTTTCTGCACGATGGCATCAATACTGGCAGATTTTCTCGACGTCCTTGACGGTCCGGTAGTGGACGCCGTCAAGGTATGCGCTTTTCGTGAGGAAATCGTAAAGGAAACGGGCGCTTTCGCCGTTGCCGATGATGTCATCGTCCATAAAGTTCCCGTAAATTTCGAACTCGACGCCATCGTCAGCGGTGATCTCGATCTCGCCGATGTAGGCGGGATCCCCGTCCGGGTGGGAGAGATGAAACTCCCTATACTCGCCGCGGTCAAGTGTGAAATACTCCTTAAAAAATACTGTTGTTCTCTTCATTGCTTTTTCCTCCTTTTAATTATCCATGGCCTTCCGCATCATCTCGCGATGAGCCTGATAAGATTTTTCGACCTCGGCTCGGCGGGCTTCCTTCTCTTTGGCTGCCTTGCGTTCTTCTCCGTAGATCGCTTCCTCTACGTCCTTCGGGAGAGCGATAAGGATTCGGTTCTTGCCCTGATAGCCAACCAGCACACAGGACATCCCGCGCTCGTAGCACAGTTCTTTACGCGCCGTAGCCTTGCCATTGATGAGACATTTCGAAATGCTGCGCTGCCACTTGTCGCACTTGACATCCATATCAAAACCGTCAGCGCTTACCGTCTCTGTTGTGATGTGCTGCACATCTACGGTCAGCTCCACATTTGCTCCTCTGGCTGTCGTCCATTTGTAAGTCGTCATTGTTTTCTCCTCCTTAATAGGTGTTTATTTGTGGCCCGCCCCGTTTCCGGGGCGGTGTGATCTTTACAGGGCCTTCTCGATGAACTCGACCGCGGCCTTGATGGTGCGGAAGCAGTGGAACTCGCGAAAGCCTCGGCCCTCTCTGACCTTTACGTAATAGTGGCACTTCGTGCCCTTCATTCTGGTGATCTCGTAACCCTTGACTACTCTAACGACTTCGTACATTTTTATTTCCTCCTTTTGTTTGCCTCTCTCTTTGTTGATATAATCTTAACACATATTACGGAATATGTCAATAGAAATATTACGGAATATGTAAAAATTTTTTTGCTGTCTTTGTAGCACAAAACCGTGTAGCTTTTTTGTATCAACCTGCGGTATTATATGGGCGTTTCGCGATCAATTTCGGGCGAAAACGTATTGATATGTAAGCACAAGCGGCTATGTGACGAGAAGGAGCAATCCCCCTCTCGCTATTGAACGAAAAACCCCGGAATCCTTATAAAATAAGGTGTTCCGGGGCTTTTTTTATGCCTTTCTGGGGGATGATGTAGCCAGAATGTAGACTTTTTCAAAATCACATGATCGAGACCGCTTCGAGCTGCTCCGCGTCCTGTTTGGCCAGACGCTGGGTCACGTGGAAGTAGATGTCCCGCGTCACCTGGCTGCCGTGGTGGCCGAGCTGCCGGCTGATCACATCCAGCGGGACGCCGCTCTCGGCCATGAGAGAGGTGAAGGTGTGCCGGAGTGCATGGACACCGAGCTGCCGCCCGATGATCCTTTTTGTGTTTTCCCGGAAATATTTAGAATATGCCTCGTAGCTCATCCGGCCGCCGTCGATCGAGGAGAAGAGGATCCGGGCCGGATATCCGTAGACAGATGCCCGGCGGAGAGCCAGGGCGCGGATCTTCCGGCAGAGATCGAGGAGCTCCGCCCGCATGTAGATCTCCCGCGTGGAGCTGCCCGTCTTGGTCGTGGTGATCTCCCTGGCGTTGAGGGCCCAGTTTTTCGTGATCTTGATTTTGCGCTCTTTAAAATCAAGGTCGGAAATCTCGAGGGCCATTGCCTCGCCGATCCGGACGCCGGTCATGGCCAGGAAGCGCGTGAGGAGCGCCCATTGATCCTCCTTCATCCCGTCGCACACCGCGCGGAGCTCATCACGCTCGAGGAACTTGTCCTGAATTTTTTCGCGGGCCGATGGCTCCGGCCAACGTTTGAGTCTTTCCACAAAATCCTTACTTTCCACATATTCCTGCGAATAGCCCCAGCGGATGAGAGCTTTCACATGGCGGAGTTTTTCATTTTTCCAGGTCGCGTCCTCGTCGAAAGAGTTGAGGGCCTCGACGATCCGGCCGGCGGTGAGGTTCTTTACAAGCGTGCCGCTGCCGAGGGCTCGCTCGATCTTAACGAGATGCATCCTGTTCTGCAGGCAGGTTGATGTCTTAAAGCTGGATGCCTGGTAAGCGTTGTACTTCCGGATTAACTCGCCAACTGTAATCGATCCCGGAGCCCCGCCGGCGGCGATGGCCTCCCGGATCCGCTCATTAAGGATCCCCTGCGCGGCCTGCCTGGTGGCCGCCGTGTTCTTGTCGAGCACGACGCTGACCGTCTTTTTCTTGCCGGTCACCGGGTCTTTGTAGGACTCGAAAAATCTTGTTTTCCCTTTAGGATGTGCTTTGTCCATGCTTTGAGAATACATAAATTCACCTCCTTGTTTTTCTTTTTCAGGGGTGCTATAATACATATGTTCGATAAGAGCTTGCACCTCTTTTGGAAAGAGCCCCGGTGGAGCGGTTCCCGCCGGGGCTCTTTTTTGTTGCCAAAATACAAAAAATCTTTGTAAACCTCGCTTAAACTCAATAAACCTTTGTAAATCTCGCACAAGCGCGTGCAGCTGTTTGGGATCTCCGAACAGTTGCACGAACGATTGTTCGAGGTCTCGCCAGAATTTTCCCAGGCTCTCCTCGGACTCTCCTGAGATACGCAAACGTTTAGTTTTTTATGCGACCACAAAGAAAATCTTTGGAAATGCAAGAATTTCTGTAATCACGAAGCTGGTCAGGGCGATCGGGTAGCTGATCAGGATGACCGGCTTCGTGCTTATCGCTTATCAACGCGTTTATCGCTTATCTGCAGATTTAACGCGTTAACTCGAGTTAAAAACGCGTTGAAACGCGTTAGAACCAAAATTGTACACTTTTGGCACGTTAACGTGCATTTTCTGCCGAAAAACGTGCATTTTCTGCCAAAAAGTGGCACGTTAGCCCCGCGGGCGAGCCGATCCGGCCAGCCGGCAGCGGTGCAGGACGCTGATCACGCGTCCTGCTCCCTTTTTTCGTCGAGAAGCTCCGCGCGTTTGGCCGCTGCCGCCGCCTCGCCGGCTGCCCTGGCGGCCTCCTCGATCTTGTCGTCGGTCTCAAACGGTCCGAACAGATCCTCGAGGATGCGGAGCAGCTCGCGCTGGTCGTCCGACGGCAGCCGAAGGAAGCGCTCAAGCGCTGCCGTGCCCCATTCCGACAGATGCAGCTTCTCGCGGACCTCCCGGACGATTTCCGGACCCGTGATTGTCTTCATCGGGCCTTCACCGGTGCGGAGCCATTCCTCGGAGACACCGAACTCGCGGGCAATCATCATGACCGTCTGGTCGCTCGCGCCGTTCCTGCCGTTCTCGATTTGGCTCAAAGATGCTTTTTTTACGCCGATGCGTTCGCCGAACTTATCAAGAGTGAGTCCGGCCTCTTTCCTTGTTTGTTTTATTCTTTCCCCTATTGTCATTAAAACACCTCCTTTAACTCATTGTATCACGACAGGCATACCAGTGCAAGAAAAAAAGTTAGGTAAACATACAATTTGATATTGACAAAGATAGGTAACCTTACTATAATGTATGTATACCAAACAACACAGCAACACAAACCACTCGGCAAAGGAGATTAAAATGGATAAGAGAGATGATGTGATGTGCGCCGAGACAGGCGACACGATCAGAGAGACGGCCATGCAGGCCGGGGCTGCGATCAGCGCAGCCGAAAAAGAGGGCCCGTATTTTCAAGGCGCCGTTGACGGCCTCCTCATGCGGTTCGAAGCGATCCGCACGATGTTTACAGGGCCGAAGGCCACGGCGTGAGCGGAGCCGGCAGCGGCTCCGCGACCAGGGAACAACCCGGAAACGGGAAGTAAATAAAATTTAAGAGAGGTGCAAAAATGGAAATCGACATTAAAGAAAACAGAGCAAAGACCGCCGGAAAGACCGAGGTCGAACGGATGATCGACCGGGCGAAAATAGACAAAGAACCGCCGTTTTCGCCTGAGCTCGAGAAGGCTCTCCTCGGGATGGACCCTCAGGTCCCGAAGGACAAGAAAGAGTTTCACGAGAAAATCAAGGAGCCAGCGCGGCTGCTCAGGGAGGCCGTGCAGTATTACAGCAATCTGCTGGTGCCGCCGAAGGAGCCGAAATCGCC